GAATATGGCTGTATATACATAGTTCCGCCAGTGGCCAGACCGGCCGCCGCAGTTGTAGCATATGTAAATGTGGTCGCATTCGTAACGTTCACTATATAATTTCCGTTGACTCCCGCTGTACTCCACCCAAATGAGGCTATTGAAGTTCCGGGGGTGATGCCATGTGCAGCCGACGTCACTACTGTAACCAAGGTTCCGCCCGCATTTACGGTTGCCGTAGAAACCGGTATTTTAGAATTTCCATTCGTATACACCCCCCCGCGTCGGATGATCGTATAGGATGTTGATATCGTTCCGGCGGTCGTTGTTCCGTTCTTTGCGATGTACTGAAATGCGGCCGGATACGTAGCGCTTACAGCCGTCACTATGAAAAACCCTTCGGCCCTATTCGCATCGTTCTGCGAATCAGCCAGACCCGATACGACCACTATCGATCCTACATTTGGAACGACTGAATTATAAAAATTAATAGCCACGCTAGTTGCAATACTAGGCGCGGTTTGCGTTGGATATGCAACTGTTATGTTTGTGGTTCCATTCACAACGGTCACGACTGCTAAACCGTTAATTCCAGTCACTATAACAATCTGCCCAACTGCAACAGATGTATAAGCTGCCAGAGGAAGAGTTATACTCGTAGTTGTACCTGTAAATGGACCACCTGTTGTTGCTGTTGTCGTAGTGGCTACTGGGTAGATTGTCGTCAGGACGGTAATTGTCGCATAGGAACCACCACCGGACGACACTGCGCCCGTTGCTGCGAGAGGCACATCAGATCCTGGAATTTCGTAAAATGAAGGACTTTTGCGAACATCGGCGTAGCTTTGCCATTTAGTCGATTGTAGGCCGTACTCAAAATCAGCATCAATCAATGACCCGCCTAGAGAGACGCGCTGGCGTTCAATAGCGTCAGTTCCAAAATCATATGGACGGGTCGTCAATGGGAGCTGATACTTGCTACCCAGCGTTCCATCAATATTCATTTAATTTTATTCTATATTTTAATTATCACTTTCGACCTCGATGCTAAATGACCAATCAAGACCGTTATTATTAAGAATATTGCCGAAACGATCGAGTATGGTCACATTCAGACGATCCACGCGAAGATTACGGTCCGACACATTTACTATCTGTGAATTCTGAGAATACTCGGACCACTGCATTATGGAACCGCTCGGAACATTTACCGGAATTTTGAATGTGATTTGAGATGGCTCGAGAGACGACTGTCCAATATTCTCGAACCAGATATTAATATATGTATCAAAGTTCAATATGTATGAATTCTGAGACACGAGTACAGAAGCTGTGAGGGTCTGAGTGCTCACGAAACCGAGAAGATTCGCGAGTGTGGGATATGTGAGTCCGGTCGGAATTACGAGCGTAACCGTTCCACTCGTAGCGCTAAATTGAATCTGATTTGTAGCTGATACATAAGTCCACGTTCCGAGTGAACCTACGGCAGAATTCAAAGCAGCCAGAAAAGTGGTCGAACTATAATTACCGGGTGTAACCGTATATGTCGTTGATCCGAATGTTATGGTGTTATATGGGGCGCGGACATTGTAGTATCCGATTGGTATCTGGGCATTTTTAAGCGTAATTTTGCGAAATGCTCGATGTCTATTTCCAAAAAGTATGCTACACTGGAATGGGTTTGAATTTATTTTAGAGACGACTGGCTGACTTCCAGATCCGGAAATGTTCTGGACAGACCCTGTATCGACGTGAATCTGATACGTGTTCATATTACACTTTTACTATATTTTAATTCTTAGCACTTCCACTTGAGCCCGCAGTTTTTGCATGTCGCATAGGTGGTCATCGGTTCATCAGCCGACCGGGTCTGTAGCTGGTAGTATGTCGTCTTCTTCGATTTGCACTTGCGGCATTGCAAAATTCCCTCGTAGTCATCCTCCTCGGCCTTGATCTGCTCCTTGCGAAGGTCGTTCGCCTTGTTCTTTGCGATAGCCTGGGCTGTCGGGCCTTCGGGCCAGAGCACGTCGGCGGTATACCATGCAAACTTTCGCGATTCGAGCTGTTTCAGCTGAATCTTTCGAACGAGCTGAGGTACAAATTCGAACGAGACCCGAACACTGTCGCCATCGACCACACACTTCGGGACGATGGTCGTTGGCTCACGTTTCAATTCTCTGATAAGGCCTACCGCCTTGCCTTTGTACATCTGGCGAAACTGTCGACTTTCCCATGATGAGTTTTCTGCCGAGATTTTCTCGCGCGTCCAATTGAGGACCGAAATCTCAGCATTCCGTGCAATTGGTCCTGCACCGAGAGCCTTGGCGAACGCCGAGCGAACGTAGGCTCTGTATGGATGATCCATGTTTAGATATGCTTGTAGCAGAGAAGAAACTTGACGTGAGCATGACTCGAATTTTCAACATAAAGCTTTCACCCTCCTTCTTTCTAAGAATGAGACCCTACGTGATCTGTTACACAAACAGGTTGGTCCAGCCAAATAATGCAGTAATGTGCGCCGAAAGACTGTTTTTTAGGCGCGTGAATCTTGAGGCGAATAGGGCTGGAATTAAGCCGCATCAGCTCGGAAATTGGATTCATAGAAAGTATGGAGACGTTATCATAGAGCGCATGTGCGGCACGGGTGAACTCGGGACATCCATACCATGCGTGCTCTGCAGAAAGACGCTCGATAAGTGGTCTATACAATGGCGGGCACACCAGGGGGACCAGTGGCATCGAAGCACGGATGCTGACGTTCCAGTGTCAAAGCCGACTCATAGACAGCGTCAATTAATTTTCAATTGATATCTAAATGAAAAAAGGATTGATTGTGGGTTTAGGAATACTAGTCCTTTTCATTCTCTTTAAAAGGACTAGTTACGCGAGCAATATGGACGACACGCGTCGGCGAAAGATGGGCAGCGGAGGTCGCGCACCTAGTTCTAATATCAAGTATGCAGTCACCGGTATCATGTGAGTCGCTTATCGAGATAGATTAGGTACGGTCCTTGCAGCTGAGCTCTGAAAATGCTCGGACTTTCAAATTCTACAAAAACGCATGAAGAAAAAGTACATCTCCATGTATATTCTCTTATATTTTCAATTGTGAAATTCTTTGTATCTATCGAATGGAGTTTCACAATTGCAGATTGGTAATCTATCGCCAAAACTTTCGTCCCGTTTTCGAATATAAATTCTTTTTTTCGAGTTCCGCAGCATATCATTTTGTCTTGCGCGTAATTCCGAGAGCACTCTCTAACTTTGATGACGACCGAGCAAGAGGCTTTTCTCGTTTCAATTTAAGAGAATCTACAGTGAGCGTAGAATCTTCTATGGCTTTCATCTTTCCAGCGGGTGAAGACTTTATGAGAGGTGCTATTTCAAATCCAATTGTCGGTGTATACTTATGTTCAAACGGCCAGTGAACAATTGGCGGCTCCACGCCTCCTCCATAATTTCTAAATTCTTCAATTGATAATTTACCCCCAAAACACTGCAAGACTTCTCTTTTCGGAGATGGCCAGAGAGGTTCATATTTTCCACACGCCTTCATTCGCATGAGTGCCAGAAATGAGAGTATCTCACCTTTTCGGGAATGGTCCATCGCGAGAGCATACGCTTTTGCACATTTCCATGAACAGAAGTTACCTATAGTATTGAAACGCTCGAGGCGGTCATCATATTTTATAGGAAGATGAAACGGAAGTCCATTTTCATGTGAGTGAACACACCACCAACATATCATCTCTACCATTTAAAGTAAAAAACCTAATAACCTTTATATGATACTATCGATTGATTGCGGAATAAAAAATCTAGCAATGTGTCTTATAGATAATTCAACAAAAAAGATTGTTCATTGGGATGTTTCGGGAGTTCCCATGAAACATGCGGACGGTGTCTTTCAGTGCCTTGTTCGCCACCTCAACGATCGCCCATGGATCCTCGATGCGTCTACAGTGGTAATAGAAAAGCAACCCGATAAGAACAGGTTGATGAAATCGGTCGAGAATCTTCTCCATACATACTTTTTAGTAAAGGAGAAGCCGGTCGTCATATGGGATGCCCGACACAAGATTCCAGATGTCTCTGGAGCGGGCAAGGTAAAATACGATGCCCGTAAAAAGGCTTCGGTCGAACGAGCACGTACATTCATACAAGAAACAAATGAAAATTGGGTGCAATTCTTTGACACTCACAAGAAGAAGGATGATCTGGCCGACACCGTTATGCAAGCTCTCAGTTTCATAGACAAACGCCCAGAAGTCCCGGCAAAACAAAAAAAGCAGACCCCCCGGCGACCTACAGAAAACCAGACGCGAGTCAGGTATAGCAAAGCGAATCTCGCATGGCTCTTCAAAACGGGAGCCAAGCAGGATGCACGGTTCAAGAAGGATCTCTCTCGATACTATCAGAACATTGAAGAATTAAAAAAAGAGTTTAATATATAGGCCATGCGTGAATGGGTTCTACTCATCGTGTTGGTATTCTTGATAGTATCTTTAGAGGTGTATTTTTATTTTTCAAATAAGAAAAATATTGTTGTTATATCACCACCACTACCTACCATAGAAGTCTCTACGTCTATACCTATTCCGCCGTGTTTCCCACCCGGCGGCGCTTTGAGTTATGATGGTTCCAACTGGTCGTGCAATTGTCTCCCAGGGTGGTCTGGTAGTAACTGTATGACGCAAACTGTAAAGAGCACTCTACAAGTTCCTATGTGTGCTTCGCTAGGAGGATTACTTAATTATGACGGAACAACTTGGAAATGCAATTGTCTTCCAGGTTGGACCGGTCCAGGCTGTACGGTCTCTAATGGCGGTGGACAAAATCTCGCAAAACCTCCTATGTGTAGCACTCCGGGAGGATACTTGACGTATGATGGAAAAAATTGGAAGTGTAGTTGTTTTGATGGATGGTCAGGGGGTTCATGTGAAGTTCCGACATCATCTTCAAAAAAGCTTTTTTCAGATATTCCTAAATGTTTCCCACCCGGGGGCTTTCTCAGCTTCGATGGCATCGGGTGGACATGTACGTGCGTTCCTGGTTCTGGATATTATGGTGCGAGCTGTCAGCTTACGACAAACGACACGAACGTTGCGTGCAAGAATGGAAATTTGGTGTATAACGCTATAAATCAGGTGACCGAGTGTTCGTGTAATCCTGGATTTCTTGGGTGTGATTGCTCTATAGAACAAGGGGACAAGCCGATCAATTCTTTTATATCTCAGATTATTTCCAGTTGCTTTTAACCGAGACGATCGAACAGCGACCCGCCGATGCCGCTGCTTATACTCCAGTCGCGCATCTGGTTCCTGACGTACTCCTGGTCGCCGCAGAGGCCCCCTGGTGTCAGGTCCTTCGTGAAATACCCACCATCTGCACTTGGGCCTGGAACGCATTTAATGTCATTCTTCAGATCAAATATACTGGCTGGGCCTGAGCTCGCCGCGCTACCCATCATCGTATCGATCGGAGACCCGCTGAAGTAATTGCTGCTTCGACCCTTGACCAGCATATAAAGTATGGCAATCAGCAGACCAAAAATTATCAGCCGGGTGAACACTTTTCCAAACTTCTTCATTTGCATTTGGTCGAGATTATTTTTGGATGCGTTAAAGCTTGTACGCTTCTTTCTTTAAACATTTAAGAATGGACATAACTTTCGATACGAACGATGGGCAGAATATGAATCTCAACGATGATGAAACTGCTCTGCTGGATGAAATCTCTATTCAGGCTCCAGCCCGCAAGGTTCCACTGAAGCCGAAGCCGTCCCGGCCTAGCCCTTTTGCCAAACAGGCTCCTGGACCGAGCTATGGCGGCGGAATGCCAGATGACGGTATGGACATGTTTATGAATCCTGACAAGCGCACAGCCCCACCCCCTCCTGTCGCAGAGGAGTATGACGGTGGAGATGAACCGGAAGATTATGAACAGCAGCAGGGTGGTGGCGGTGGTGGTGAACAGGTTCCTTCTGAGGGGTACAAGACCATAGAGGATGAGAAGGCGGATCTTTTGAACAAGATTTCTCGTCTGAATAAGAAGGGAATTCAGTCGAGCCAGCGCCTCAGTATTTTTTCAGATGTCGATGAGATTCGGACAGAGTATAAGCGAATGACCTATTCTATTGAGGTCGATCGTTCTATCAAATTTCAGCGGCGTATGCTCGTGGCGTGTGTTACTGGTCTAGAGTTCCTTAATGACAAGTTTGACCCGTTCGATGTTGAGCTCAATGGCTGGTCCCAGAATACTATGGAGAATATCGACGACTATGATGGAGTCTTTGAAGAGCTTTATGCTAAGTATCGCACGAAGATTAGCGTCGCTCCCGAGGTGAAGCTGATTATGATGGTTGGCGGGTCTGCTATGATGTTCCATCTGACCAATTCAATGTTCAAGGCGGCGGTTCCTAACCCTGCGCAAGTTATGAAGCAGAATCCCGATCTGATGCGCAATATGATGGATGCCGTCCAGCGGTCACAAGGGGCGGGTCCCGGAGCGGGAGAGCGGCCGGCTGAAGGACTGCGTTCGGGCGAAATGCGGGGCCCTGGGATGGACTTTGGATCTCTTATGAATATGATGGGTCCTCCACCGTCTATCAATTCCAGGCCGGTCCAGCAGGATGATGATGTATCAGACATTGTCTCGATTGATGCAGGAGGTGACACGCGAGAGGTTCCTGTAGCACGCGGGCGCAAGTCCAAGAAGAAAGAGGTTTCATTCTAAACCACTTTACGCTTAGTTTTTTTCTAAATATAAAATAAGATGGGTGTCCCAATGGCCCCTTTTGGTCCACCTGTGACCATACCTCCAGTGTATATACCCAACACTCACCCTGTTGAGATTTTCCCAGTCATACCAGGCTCAGATAATACAGAGTGCAATTATCTGGTCATGTTTTTTGTTCTAGGAGTTTTTCTGCTAGGACTCGGGGATTCTATGAAAGGCAAGGCTTGATGTCCGCCACGCTAACAAGCTGCTGTATGCTTTTATCATACATTTCTATTTGCCTGGACCACCAGTCGCTTGTAATTTCACCGGGCATGTGCTGCATTTAATTATAGCAAACATTTTCCTTTGCAAAAAATTTTAGGAGGCTCCGGGCGAGTGTCTTCGAACAAAAACCCGCCTTCCCCGTAGATCACGCATCTCTTCCTGTACATCGAGTTCAGGACGGACCAGTGATCTGCGAAGTCATAAATCAGTGGGTCATTCTTTTTCCCTGGAGTCTCTCGCATAATTCGCCCAATGGATTGTTTAATGTCCGACTTTGGAGTCGCGAGAATCACAGTATCGAGGACAGGAATGTCCAATCCTTCGTGAGCGAGCTGGAAGGTTGCTACGATCACCTTCTTTTCGCTCGAGACCGAGAGATCTTTTTCACTCATCCCTCCTATATATAAACCTGAGATAGAGCCAATTTTCTTGTGTAATTCAAAACAATGGTCCCGTCTGTCGCTCAGTACCAATATACGCCTCCCATCCTTCAGAGCTTCTCGGACCGTCTCGACGATGAGGGAGTTCCTATCCTCGATTTCAGTGATGGCCGTGATCATTCCAGCCATGTTAATCTTCCCAAAGCGCGTTACAGGTGGGGCCTCTTTGAAGGCCTCGCACGTATAATGAATGGTGACAACTCGTGTTTTGGCCTGGTTCGCCCGCTCGACTCTGAAGAACTCTGGACCGAGGAACCAGTAGAGAATGCGGGTCAGGCCATCTTTGCGTTCGGGGGTCGCAGTAAGTCCAAGGGTGAATCGCGGGCACAACTTGAACATGAATTGAGAAAACGCAGGAGCTCCAATGTGGTGCGCCTCATCGACGATGACCAAACCGATTGAATCAAAAGCATTATGGGAAAACATTCCGGGCTTGTCCCCTGTCGGGCGGATACACAGCGTCTGGATCATGGCTATCACAAAGTCTTTTTGTATATCGAACACATCTCCCTGTACTCGACCTATTGTTGCATCAGGGCAAAACTCTCTAATTTTTTCGGCCCACTGGTTCGCCAAGAATTCCTTGTGAACCACGATCATAGTCCTGACTTTTAGATGTGCCGAAAGAGCCAAGGCGACTGTAGTTTTCCCGAAACCACACGGCAGGGAGAGAACCCCCCCGCCAACTTCCGCAAAGGCTTTGACTCCTGCATCGAAAGCTTCAATTTGTCGCGTCGTTTCTCGAAGTTTTCCAACAAAACACGTGCCGGGAGCAGAAGCAGGAGCTCTACGGGTATCCTTGGCGGGAGGTTCTTGGTAATACCGAGGGATGAGAATCCGATCTGAGCCATTGACTTGCCGCCAAACTTTGAAGGAGGGTGCCTGTATCCCCAGTGCATTCTCTACTGGTCTAACAGTGAGATTTTTCTTTAGATCTGGCGTCGCCTGGGTCAACACTCCATTCCTCGTCAGCATCTTTTATTGATTCAACGACTAAAAACTCTATCCCATCCCAGACCTTTTTTGTAACTTCCATGTCGACAATGTCCCCCTTGCAAAATTCATGGATCGTCTTCAATCCATCTGTTTTTATCATCACGCGACCATATCGAAATGGAATTTTCAATTTTAAAAATTCAAAATTATAAATTACCTCAATGTATTTTCGTCCATCACGGTCATGAAATGGCGTGTGTATAGTAGCACCGGATATTTTCATGACTTGTAATAGATGGCTGACTTTATTCAGACCTTTACACTCGATGATAATTTAGTGAATTTTATAATGAATAATTTGAAAATTGATGAGACAGACAACCAAATAAACTACATTGATGTGAAAATACCCGAACTTGATGGTCCTATGAATATGATGATTAGAGAATTTATAAAAGAAATTGATGAATATAATTATTTTCCTCCAAAGAATACACCTGATGTATATGATTTTATGTTGAAGATTAAAAGAATTCCTCCCAGGACTTTTGAAAACTGGAATGTCGAAAGAGGCCCGTTTAATTTCAATTTTTATATATTTTTAAAAGATTCAGACTCAATATATGAAGTTTTCAATCCTTTTGTAAAAAAAACTATACGCTTCCGGATAACGAAAGGTCTCGTGGTTTTGTTTCCTTCAAGTTGGCTCATACTGAGCAGACATACAAACACATATGAAACGGATTGTATACTTATTAAAGGAACTACATCAACGTTTCTGTATAACCTGGATCAGCAAGCCTCCTCGGATACCATTCAGTCCTAGTGTCACATACCTCTATAATATGCATGAGTCTCGAGTCTTCGATGCAGTCCCCGAACCCATCGTGTATCATAGGGGAGTGCCACTGTGAATAGTCTACTATAACAGCGCGATTATACTTGTATGGTACAGTTTCAATAACCTTGAACTTTGTGTAGTCTTCTGTTTCCCTTAATAAAAGTATATTTTCAGCATCCATTGTCGCTGTTCTCCCTTTTGTCTCATGCTCATATATAAGTAGCCCATCTTCTGTAGGTTCTTTTTTTAGATAAACAAGAACATGCCACCCAGAGTTCGGCACGTCACAGTCACAGTGTATAAATGTGAGGTGCGTATCACCTTGAATAGTACTTCTGAACCTCGATGCGACGACTGCATAGTGACCTCCAGGAAATAGTTCTTTTAATTTTTCCATCATTTCTGGAAAATAAATTGACTTGTTTAGGCTATCGTGTCCAGAATAGTTCCCCATGGTGATGAGCTCGTATCTGGTGTTAAGGGCGATATCACGTATAGCTTCTGGATCCTTGTAAAAATTATCGACGATTCTTAACATTTATTATTTTCTTATATTATTAATAATGAAAGAATACATTGAATGGATTGCTATAATATTACTAGTATTTGGAATATGGAAGTTTCTCCAACCGAAGACTTCTGGATATACTGTTCCAGATTTTACAGGTCTTTCAACTATTGAGACAAAAAATCTTCACTCGAAAAGTGTCGACATGATAACAGCAGAGTTTAATAGAAAGCTTGGCCAAGCCG